GGGTTTCTTATGTCCAATCGTTTGAGTCGATATGGGACGCATGCTACTCCGCTCGTGGCCTCGGTTGGGATGCGAACCCGTGGGTGTGGGTCGTTGAATTTAAGATGGTTGAGGTGGACTAGGTGAACAGGGGATACGTCAAGGTTTGGCGCAGCATTACAGATTCAGGGATGATGAAAAATCATGGCCTGTTCACATTTTGGATGCAGTGCCTTCTTTCTGCGACGCATCAGCCACACTCGCAACTCGTTGGAAACCAGAAGGTAGATCTTCTTCCAGGACAGTTCATTTTCGGAAGAAAAGCATGGGCAGAAAGAATTGGAGCTACGGAAAAGCAAGTTCGAGGTTGGGTAGAAACACTGCAAAAACATGGCCGCATAGAGGCCAGCACAAGGGCCAGCAAGTTCACTGTATTTTCAATAGTAAATTGGGCCTCTTATCAGGAAGAAAGCGAAGTAAAGGGCCAGCAACAGGGCCACGAATATGGCCAGCAAAGGGCCAGCAAAGGGCCAGCAAAGGGCCACAAACAAACACATAAACACATAAGCACAGAAGAAGAGAAGAAAGAAGAGAATATTCCGCACGGCGATGCCGTGACGGCTCAAGCTCAACCCGATTCTCAGCCTGAATTTTATCTCACGAAAAAGAAACGCAAGCTCACCGGAAAGCGTTTGGAGGCATTCTCCCGCTTCTGGACTGCGTTTGCGTACCACAAGGGCAAAGCGGATGCCGCTGACGCCTGGCTGGATATCCCGAAACTCACAGACCAGCTCGTGGATGAAATCGTTTCGTCTGCAGAGGCAGAGGCCGCGAATAGATCGGCAATACTCTCGGCAGGAGGAACGCCGAAGTGGGCGCAAGGGTGGCTCACAGGAAGACGCTGGGAAGATCAGGCCACCACAATGCGAGAGATGACGCTAGAGGAAAAATCAGCACTGGACGCAATCGAGATACGTAAAATTCTGGAAGCAAAAGGGGTTAGGACGCAATGAACATCGAAACTTTCTCTCACGCAGTAAACCAGATTGCAGCATTCCTCGGAGCGAAAGACGTCCCTGGGCACACAAAGGGGGCGTGGTTCGAAAAAGTGCAGTCTATCCCTGACGAGGTTGTCCCGTACATCGTCGCAAAGATAACGGACGAGGCAGATTCGATGCCCCGTAATCTCCCGAAGGCGTTCTTTGAGCGCTACCGGTCCTTCCAGGCTGAGTTCCCAGAGAAGTTCGTATCAAAGGTGCAGAAAGGTTGCCGTGACTGTGAAGCAGGAATCATCTGGCTGGAGAGGTTGGACGCAAAGGGTCGAATCGAAACAGGCGTCGTGTACTGCGCATGCTTCGAGGGAAACGTTGGCAAACTTGGGCGGTCAACGCTCGCTGCAATGCAGTCTCGCGGATGGAGTAGTCCAAAGCGTGTCGAGACAAGGAGGAAAGACGGAGTGGATACACCGTACCACCGATTGGCCATGACTCCGGTGAAAGTCAAGGAGTTCGACGAATACGACATAGTGGAGGATTTTTAAGATGCCAAACACATGCGAACACTGCGCATTTTCAGCGAAAACACGAACAATCGAGGGAGTAACTTTCTTTCAGTGCCGCCGTCATGCACCATGCTGGCCGACAGTCGAACGCGACGACTGGTGCGGTGATTTTGTCCAACGCTGTGACTACGAGAGAGGGCTGGTATGAGCATCGAATTCAACATCGAAAACATGGATGGCGACCTTGGACGTGCAGCGCACTACCGGCGCAGGCCGAAAGATTGTGCGAAGGCTCGTGCGGAATCGATACAGGCGGAGAAGAATCGCGCTGCAAAGCTGGTTAGCCAGGACGAATTGAGACGGAAAGAAGCGCAGAGGAAGTGGCGAGAGGGTGGGGAGTGAGCATCTGCAAGGGATGTATCTACGAGCCGAAGTCTGAGCGTGGACGATGCACTGTGAAGGCGCTCTATGGCCCGGACTACTGCTACAAGCGCGATGGTAGGGCAGAGAGACGAGTCGGGCTGCAAGGCGAGGATGCCAGTATTTCGCATTCTTTGCCATGCAAGAGCGAGTGTGCGCGTGAAAACGAGTCGTAGGTTGGTTTTTAAATTCGAGCGCCGGAGAATCGAAATATGAGCGAAAAAATGATCGCCTACATTTGCCCGCACTGCGGGATGGAGTTTTACACGACTGAGCTTTTTCAAAAACACGTCGAGAACTGTGCGGGGAGGAAATGAAATTCACGATTCCGCTTGAACCAACTGGCCAGATGCGGGCGCGGCACGGCGTCGTAAACGGACACGCGCGGACATACAAACACGCAAAGCAGCTGGCGAATGAAAACAAGTTACTCACGCTCGCGCTTCCGTATCGTCCAGAAGCACCATTCGACACAGCGCTTGACGTTTCAATCGTGGCGTACATGCCAATACCGCGCAGTATGGCCAAATTTCGCGCAGAAATGGCACGTACGGGCGAGATACGGCCAACTGGCAAGCCAGACTCGGACAACATAGCAAAAAACGTCCTCGACGCATTTAACGGCGTTTTTTGGAAAGACGACAAGTCCATCGTGGGGCTGGTGGTCAGGAAGTATTATTCTGACGAACCGAGATATGAAATCGAGATCAAGGAGGCAATTTGAACAACCAAGAAACTGAAGCACTCTTGCGCGAATGCGTTATCAAGTTTGGCCCGAAAGATCAGATCATCATGCTGGCCGAAGAAACCGGAGAACTCATGCAGGCCATGAGCAAACTGGTGCGCGGGCGCATTGCTCCGATGGAGTTGGCAGCAGAAATGGCCGACGTTCTGATTGTGCTCTCGCAGGTCCCGCATATTGTCTCCGAAATGACCGCCGGGGCGGTAACACCTGATAATTTCCAGCAGTGGGTGGAACACTACCACTCGCAGAAACTGGAGCGCCTACGCTCGACTGTGAGAGGGTTTTGAATGATCGAAAGACCAGTCTGTCCCGCCTGCGGCTCCGAGTGCACGCGCAAACTACACGGGCCGTCACGATTCGGGCCGTGGATGTACATGCAACGGCATGGGTGCGTGGACTGTGGGAAGAAGTTTGCCACGCTATGGCAAGGCGAGTTTTTCAGGGAATACGAGTCGAGGGCTGAAGTCAGGGAGCGGAAACGGACGAAAGACACCGGGCAGATGATGCTGCCGGGGATGACATGAAAAAGCTGACGGCAAAACAACAGGTGTTCGTGCAGGAATACCTTGTCGACTTGAACGCGACACAGGCGGCGATACGGGCTGGATACTCACCAAAATCTGCGCGGGCCTATGGCGCGGAGAACTTGACAAAACCAGACATTGCGGCGGCGCTTCAAGAGGCGATGCAAAAGCGTGAGGAGCGCACCGAGATTACGCAAGACATGGTGCTGCGTGAGTATGCGAAGCTCGCCTTCTTGGACCCACGGCGATTCTATGACGATGACGGGAACTTGCTTCCGGTCAAAGATTTGCCCGATGACGTTGCGGCTGCACTTGCCAGCATGGAAGTCGTCTTTGAACGCGATGGCGAAGACGACAAAGGCCGACCACAATTCGCGGCTGTTCGCAAGATCAAGTTTTCTGACAAGAAGGCGGCGCTTGATTCCATCGCCCGCCACCTTGGAATGTTCAAAGACAAGACCGAACTGACCGGCGATTTCCCGGTGCTCAACCTGGTGCTCAATGGACCTGGAACTACACGCAAAGCAGAGTGAGGCGTTTCTCACTCAGGCGACAGAGGTTCTTTACGGTGGAGCTGCTGGTGGCGGGAAGTCACACCTCATGCGTATTGCAATGGTGGCGTGGTGCGTGGGTATTCCTGGCATCCAGTGCTATCTTTTCCGGCGCACATCCGATGACCTTGGCAAAAACCACATGGAAGGCCCGTCAGGATTGCGCACGCTGCTTGCCGACTGGGTGGACCGTGGCCTTGTCTCGTTCAACGAGCAGAAGGGCCACATAGCTTTCAAGAACGGATCAAAGATTTTCCTCTGTCATTGCCAGTACGAGAAGGACCGATTCAAATATCAGGGCGCTGAGATGCACGTCCTGATGATCGACGAGCTCACACACTTCACGGAGACGATTTACCGCTATCTGCGCGGCCGCGTCAGGCTTGGCGGCCTCAAGGTTCCGGCACAATACTCTGGGCTGTTCCCGCGCATCATCTGCGGGTCGAATCCGGGTGGCGTTGGGCATAACTGGGTTAAGGCGATGTTCATCGATGCTGCGCCGCCCATGGCAATCTCGCAAATGTCAAAAGATGAAGGCGGGATGAAGCGTCAATACATCCCCGCCAAGCTCGAAGACAATCCGACACTGACCGAGAACGATCCAGACTACCTTGACCGACTCTCCGGGCTCGGCAACACCGCCCTGGTCCGCGCCATGCGTGACGGTGACTGGGACATTGTGGCCGGTGGCGCACTTGATGACGTTTGGGACCGCGCAATCCATGTTCGGGCACCGTTCGATATTCCCTCGTCGTGGAGGCTTGACCGCTCGTTTGACTGGGGTAGTTCACGCCCGTTCTCCGTGGGCTGGTGGGCTGAGTCTGACGGCACCGAGGCGACGTTGCGAGACGGCACGAAAGCGCATTTCCCGAAGGGCACCTTGTTTCGCGTGGCTGAGTATTACGGGTGGAATGGCAAGCCAAACGAAGGTTGCAGGCTACTGGCAGTCGAGGTTGCCCGCCGAATTGTCGAGATGGAAAAGAGCATGTTCCAGCGCCGCATCGTTGTTCCTGGCCCTGCTGATCCAGCCATCTATGCCGCGCAAAATGGGGTTTGTATTGCCGATGACATGGCCCGCGCCGGGTGCAGGTGGGAGCCAGCGGATAATAAGCCGGGGTCACGCCAGACGGGCTTGGAGTCTATGCGAAAGAGGCTGAAGTCGTCCCTGCAATTCCCGATGGAAGATCCAGGGCTTTTCGTATTTGACAACTGCCAGCACTTTATCCGCACCGTGCCAGTATTGCCAAGGGATGAGCGCAAGCCCGACGATGTAGATTCGGATGCTGAAGACCATGTTTACGACGAATCTAGATATCGTTGCCAGCAGATAACCCGCCGCACCACCTCCACCACCATATCTATGCGCTAGTGCAGTAATGTTCAATCTGCACATAATGCGCTTGTGATTATGGCGTTACCATGGCGTATGATCAACCAAAACGAGGTGCATGCCATGGTAATTTCTTCCGTAACTATCTCCGCGCAAAACACATTTTCCGACAAATTTTCGCTCGCAGGAGACGGCGCTGGCTGGACTCGCCGGGCGCTTATCTGTCTGACGCGATCAGACTCAACGGTGACGCTCAGACGCTACGCAGCGGATGGCGTGACGGTCATTGCGTCGCTCACAATCAGTAGCGTCATGGCGGCAGTTGAGGTGCCAGTTTCTGGCCTATATGACGTTGGCGTTGCTACTGGAAACTACGGAGGAACAGCGCTCACGGTCACGGTGGAGCAGTAAATGCCATGCGCAAACCCAGTGGCACGGTCTTGCGTCAGGTCTGTTGCGAACGCTGCTGATGCAATAGCTGGACTCTCCAGCCCCCAAGGCTCTCTCATCTATTCCGATTTCATGTCCGGACTCGGCGGCGCTGATCCGCTGCTTGGATACTCGCTGCTCGGTGCGCAGTATCAGGACGGCGTGTTGGTCGGATTGCAGCCCGCATGTGACGATCTGACATTTGCCGGTTTGCCTGGTGTGCGCGGTATGCGGACGATGTGGCAGGTGACGAATTTGAACGCGTCGAATGGCCTTTCTGGGTGGTCAAAGATCGGGGTCGATGTTGTTAGCGATATTGCTTTTCCGACCATAGGGCCAGGCCAGCACATTGCGACTAGCCTTGCGTCTGTATTTACGGCTGGCACATCATATACAGCTACACTAAGACTACACGTGCTCACGCAGATATTTGTACAGGTTACATTTACTAGCTTGACGCATGGAGTTACACAATACGCCAATATTGACATGTTTAATGGCGTCTGCACTTATTCTACTGGGTGTGCCGTTTATGTTAGAAAGATAGGTGATATAGTTGAGATACAATACACCGCCACTGCCACAACTTCTGGAAATGGTAGTGTTGCTATTGTGTTTATTCCGAACGGAACATCACTGCGCGTGCCTTCGTACACAGGTGACGGCGTATCAAGTGTAGAATTTATCAGCCTCATGTTGTCGGCAACATCCTACCCCGTCCCCTACGTCCCGCCAGGCACGACACAAACAACCACCGCACATAACGGCACGTCAGGAATCCATTACGACATGCCGCAGAATGGGCCGATCTGGAATCAGCTCAGCACCGCTAAGCCCCTCACACTCGCCGCGCGGATCGTTCCGGGGGTGGGGAGTGCGGATATCCCCAATAGCACGACACTCAATATCCGCACATGTCGATCCGATCCAAACAGGATGCTCCGAATCGTCAAGGATTCGTCCGGTAATTGTCGTGTCGAGCTGCACGACGGTACGAACACGGCGCAATCACCGATTATAACGTGGTCACGCTATCAACAGCTAGTCGTTGTCGGGCAGGTATTGACTGGCGGACTGCAAATGAGAGCTGGCGCTAAAGTTGGTGCTGGCGCGCTTTCGTTTGGATCTGCTGTTACATACGCAGGAACATTTGGACCTGACGCTGTGTATTCAAAACTTATGCTGGCGCACAGCAATGTGTATCCAATCTATACGCTCAAGGATTGGCTGGCAGACTACCAAGTATCCGACTCTGACATTCTCTCGGCAATGGGGGTGGCAGCATGACGGCTTTTGATACGTTCGATGCCTATTACCGCATTGACACGGTAGTTGACGGCCTCCCGGTGCTGTTCGGGGCGAAAAAAGAGTGCGCCGTACAAGTCGCTCCGGACGTGTGGCTGATCCGCCAGGCAAAAGATTACCTTGGCGATACCGACATGCAGGCCGGAGTGATGGCCGATTTCAGCCTTGGCGCTGCTGATCCAGAATATAGCGTATTTGCATGGTCCATGCTCAATAATTTCCCGCCAGACACAAGCGTTCTGCATCCAGTAGCTCGCTATATAGTTGAGCAGGACATTGCAGACGGATTTGACGCTGAGCAGATCATCGAGCGTCGTGCGGCGGTCATCGTTCCTGAGTTCCTTGGCTTCGAGCCAGCGCACGTTGCCATGGTGCGGCCGGAACTGTTCGCAATGCGGACGGAAACCATTGACGGCGTTGAAATCGAAACGTGCGACTGGCGCGGCGGTGTAATCGCATGAGTGGTGACGCAGTAACCGCAATGCGCAAGCGCCTTGAAGATATCCCGACGCAGATCATGGCGTGGGCGTGGGGCTACAGCTCGCCGGACTCGACATTCGAGGATGTTTTGCAGCGTGCCGAAAAGTACCGCGATTACCGGGAGCGAGACGCGGAAACGCCATGGCCGATGGATTGGCAACCATTTCTGACTGCCGACCAAACGAGAGTTATTTTTGACGCATTATCTGCGCACGAAACTGCAATAGAGTCTGATGCAATAATACTCCGTGATCTTCGGGATTGGTTTGGACCTGAAAATTCTTAAAAACGATTGGTGAAAAATGGACAGCGCTACAATTGAAATCGTTGGAATTGGCGTGACTGTTGGCCTAGCTGGGGCCGGTGGAATCGGAACATTGCTCAAATGGTCGCTTGATCGAAATATCATGGCGATGGACAAAAAAATTGATGAACTGACCGAGGAAGTCGGAAAATTGCGAACTGAAACGTCAGTTTTGCGAGAGCGTGCAATTACGGACAGCGAGTGCGCAGCTTGTCGCAAGGAATGCAAGGACGGATTCAAGGAGTGGATGGCCCGTCTTGACGCAAAAATGGACGCAATGCTTTTGAGCAATGTCGGAGTTTCAAGGCCATGATACAAGCTTCAGTCTCGGCTCAAATTTTACGCGACGCAATCATTCCTGCTCTCTCAATTCTCCCCGAACGGATGACTAGTAAAGAAGCCATGGCGATGCTTGTTGCTATCGGCCTGCAAGAGTCGTCACTCACGCAGCGCAGACAGGTCGGAGGTCCGGCAAGGGGCCTTTGGCAGTTCGAAGTTTCTGGCGTCAAGGGCGTGCTTGAGCATAAATCCACAAAACACATTGCCGCATTCGTGTGCGCGAGCAGGAGCGTGAACCCCGATAAACTGGCCGTGCATGCGCAGATTGCGAGTGATGATATTTTGGCGGCTGCGTTCGCTCGGATGCTGCTTTGGACCCTTCCCGGAGAGCTTTCCGGAAAAGACGACTCGGGAACCGGGTGGAAGCAGTATCTTGACGCATGGAGGCCTGGAAAGCCCCGTCCAACAGCTTGGGGCGCATATTACAAAACTGCATGGGAAGTTGTGGAGCGGTACGCATGAAAGACGAATATCACGACGAATTGGCAGAATTCTTTGATGTGCAAATTCCGTGGCTACGAGGTCGTGGCTATCATGACATGGCAGATCGTGCAGAGAGGTTGCGCCAAGACTTGCCCATGCACGACAGTATTGCCGAAACTCGCTGGCAGCAGCGCCGGGAAATTTTCGAACATATCGATCCGGAGGTGATCAATGAGATTTAATCATATCGCAGTTGTGGTCGTGGTCTTGTTCGCGCTGAGCGTTTTCGGATGCAGCGCAACAACAGAGCTCAAAGTGCAATCCAGCAACGCCGAGTTCGGTAACCAGACCGTCGATCTGCACCGGACAACAACAATTCAAGGCAAAGAATAGAATGGGAATCGTTGACGATTTTCAGCAGGGTTGCACCGGAATTTCGTGGATCGTCAAAAAGCTCGGTGGTGAACTGCCGGGTGAATACTGCTGTGATGAACACGATGTGGCCTATGACGAAGGGGGAAGCCTGGGTGAGAAGATAAAGCGCGATGCAAAACTGGCGTCGTGCATCTTTTCGTCGCATGAGTCGTTGCTCGTTTCGTCCGTAGCCGCTGCCGGTGCATGGCTTGCAATAACTATCTTTCCGTACTCGTATTACATTTGGTTCCGGACACCGCGCAAATGACAAACAGGCAGCTAGTCATCATCTGCGGAACGGCGGTTGTCGTCACAGCAATGGCGCTTGGGTATTCAAGCGATCAGGTTGCAGCGATCATCCGCGTCATTGCGATGTGTCTTGGAGTCGCGTTCTGACTGTCGTTAATAAACGAAATCGCATTTTTCTTTAATCGGCATCATGGTTGGTAAAATTTCGGGGGAATGATGGACGAAAACAACGCTATCTCGCAGCGATCATCAGAGTGGGTTGCACAGAAAAACGCGCTGGAACTGCCCGACACGCTGCTCGGTGGCACTGCTGCCATGCGTGCTGCCGGGACGCGGTATCTTCGCAAGGGCGAAGCCGAGGCTCAAGCCGACTACGAACTGCGGTTGCACTCCACGACATTGACCGATAGCTACACGCGCACCCTGAATTTTTTGACCGGGCAGGTATTTTCGAAGGATGTAACGCTTGAGGATGAGACGCCAGCCATCACTGTCTTGACGGCTAACATCGACAACAAGGGTAACAACCTGTCCGTATTCAGCGCCAAGGCGTTTCGATCTGGTCTGCACGCCGGGTGCTCGTTCATCCTTGTGGACTTCTCGAAGGTCACGACGCGCAAATCTGACGTAGGTGTTGAGTATTTCGACGAAGTATCTGGAACATGGAAGCCTCGCACGCTGGCCGCTGCGCAGGCGAACGGATGGCGTCCGTATTGGGTGCTGATCGATGCAGGGTCTGTGATCGACGTGTGGACCGATATAGTCAACGGCGTTCAGATTATGACGCAATTCCGCTATTTTGAGCCATCTATAGAGCAGTCAGGCAAATGGCAGCGCAAGGCAAAGACGCAACGCATCCGTGTCCTGCGCCCGGGATCGTGGGAGGTCTGGGAGGAGCAGGAGGGCAGCGATAGGAAAAAGGCGTGGGTGATGGTGGACAGCGGAACGACGGACCTCAATGTCATCCCCGTGGCCGCGTTCATCCCGGGCGAGAGCAAGAGCGAATACACCGCGCTCCCGGCCCTGCAAGGGCTCGTGGACCTGTGCGAAACGCATTGGCAGGCGTCGAGCGGGCATCGGCACTTGATGGATTGGGTGCGGCGCCCTGCATTCTTCGGCAAGATGCTCGGCATGGGTGATGGTGCGCCGGTTGCGTTTGGACCTAACCGGTTAATTGAGAGCAACAGCCCCGACGCGGATCTCAAGAGCGTTGGTGTGGACTCGGCAAGCGTCGAAGCATCGCAGGGCGACTTGCAGCGCATCGAATCAGCTATGGCCCTCTACGGTTTGCGTCTGCTCATGCCCCGCTCCGGCAACACGACTGCGACCCAGCACACACTGGAATCTGCCGAGAGTGACAGCGCCCTCAAACGGTGGACCAAGGCGTTCAAAGACACCCTGGAGCGGTGCTTCGAGTTTACCGCCATGTGGCTTTCGGTGGACCTTCCCGACGCTGCAGGGGCGAAGCTGAACGATGATTTCGTCAAGATTTTCGACGCCGATCAGACAAGGGTGATCTTGGAAGCCGTAGCCGCTGGCCTCATGCCGAAAGAGATGGCCTACGAGGCCCTGCGCTCTATTCTTCCGGTTCGTGACGATCTGGATTGGCAGGAGGCGAGGACGATGATTGAGGATGATTCGCGGATGATGGGCACGGGTCAACCGGCCTCGGCTGCTGCGATAGCGTCGGGCATTCTCGGTCAGAACACGGGCACGGCACAAG